TTTGTAAAACTAGGTTCCTTTGATTTTGCAGTTCGGTCGTAAGGTAATTTTAATTTATCAAACGCTTTTGCGATCGATCGTGCTGCCATAATTTCTACATGAAGACCGGTTAAGTCTTTGATTTTATTGAGAATTTTTTGTTCTCTCGCCATTAAATTTTTTTTAATTTTGTGAGCTTTTTCTAAATCAACTCTTACACCTTTAAATCGCATCTCAATCAAACAAGGAAATAATTGTGTTTCTAATCTAAAAATATCTATTAATTCTTGATCATGTAATTCTCTATGAAGTCTTTGCCAAAGTTTTAAAGTGGCCTCTGCGTCCCGCTCGGCGTATTGTCCNACAAACATNGCNGGTAATCTCCATAACTCTTTTTTAGGATCTAGTCCATATTCTTTTGCAGCGTTATAAAGAACTTTTTCATCTTTACCTATTCCCACATAATGTTTTGCTAAAACATTTAATTGATAAGATAATCTATTTTCATCAATTAAACTTGCAGCAATCATGGTATCTACAATTTTACCTTTAATATTTATGCCGGCAGCTTTTAGCCAACAAACATCATACATGGCATTGTGAAAAATAAAGGTTGTGTATTCTTGCTTAAATAAATTTTTTAACCAACTTATAACTAAAGCTTTATCCATGTTACCACCTTGTTCGTGTTGAATAGGATAGTAACCGGCCCAGCCTTCAATGGCTAAAGAAACACCGGCAATATGTCCATTGCCAATAACATTTCCTGATCCAAGTTCTTTTAGGTTGGGATCATTTGTTTCTAAGTCTACTGCAATTTCTTTGACACCTTTTAAATCTTTAAGTTCTTCTGGCATTACCCACTCAGTTTCAGGAGTGAATAAAGGTTGTTGAATCGTTCTCACTTATAGTCCCTTTCAATTATCATTTCAATAAAGTGAATCGCTTTAAGCAAGTCTTCTTTTTTCCCTTTATGTGAATGACGGCATATATATTTTATAGCGCATCCTTCTGGAAAAAGCAATTTATTCTCGACTACAAATTTACTTGGTTGGATTTTAAATTTTTGATAATGGGCTCCACCGATTTGTTTATTCCATACACTCATAATATATAAGCTCTATCAAAATTTTTAGGATCTAATACATGCAATTCTTTTTTGGCTCTTGTGGCTCCTGTATAAAATAATCTATGTAATTCATCAGGATCATGACTAAAAGTTTCTAAAGCTGCATTAGTAACATCTTGCATTAATAGAACTTTATCTGCTTCACCCCCCTTTGCGCCATGAATGGTTGACATTATTATGCGAGGATTTTTATTTATTTTTTCTCCATTCGCTCTCATATTTCTTATGTAGTTTTCTGTGATTGTATCGAGTCCCTCAAATGCCTCATACCAAACTTTCTCTGTAATTAAACCGTGTTTTTCTTGACATTGTTTTAATGTATATTTGTCATCAGAATGTAATGTTTTTCCTTTTTTAAACCCAGGTAACACATTGGATCCTACATATTCATAAATGTTTCTTATTTCTAAATGATTTAAATGGGCTCCTTTTCGCCATGATTCCCAATTATTTAAGGCCAGTAAAAGTTTTAAAGAGACTGAATTGACTCCTCTATATTGATAATACCATCCTTGAATCTCGCATAAATCTTTAGCATCATCTAAAAAATGATTTGCTGAGGATAAAATTAACCAGTTACCTTCTGACATATCGACTTGAGTTATGTCCGAATATCTTTTTAGAATTCCTTCTTCGGGTCTGGGTTTATAAATTTTATTGTATCTTTTTTCTACTTTATTTATTATTTTTTGTGAGAGTTCATGGATAGGCCCACCTGGTATTCTATAGGATTGATCCAATGTTTTAATATCATCTACTTCTTCTTTTAAAGCTATGAAGTGATCAACATCGGCGCCGGCCCATTTAAATATAGCTTGATCATCATCACCTGCGATGTAAGTTTTTTTTGCATTGGCCCAAATACAACGAACCATATCCCATTGAAGAAGTGATAAGTCTTGTGCCTCATCTATAAATAAAACTTCAAAACTTGGGTGCACTTCTTTATGAATAAAATCTTCTAAAAGATCTGTAAAATCTTTTAAGCTTTTTTCTTTTTTAAATTTTTTTAATTCTTCCGAAAGTAAATATAAAGTATTTCTTTCTATATCTAATATGTTTTGTCGTGAATCATAATATTCTAAGAGATCCATACGTTTAACTCGGGCTGTATTAATAATAGTGAGATACTCATTATCACAATTAAAAGTTCCATCATCATTAGAAAAGGAAGCCGTCTTAATAGGAATACCGCATTTGATTCCAAACTCTCTATAATCATCAGGTCCCATCATTTTTTCTTTAGTAACTCCTAATTTTCTAAATGCAAAAGAATGAAGGGTTCTAAAATTTTCTAAATCATTTTCTAAATCTAATCCAAATTTTTCCGCAGCTCTCGTTGCAGCTTCGTTAGCAGCTTTTCTAGTGAAAGAAAAATATCCTATTTGTTTGGGTCTTATTCCTTGTTTAATAAATTCATCAACTAAGTTTAATAAAGTTGTAGTTTTCCCCGTGCCGGGCGGTCCCAATATTATTGTTTTCATTAAAAATCATCTTCTTGATACTTAACTTTAGAAATACTAGCATCAATTTTTTTCATCGCTTTTATTTTAATGAGTCTTGGTTGTTGATTTTTGACTCTGATTCTTTCTTCTTCTACAAAAATATCTTCTAATCTTTTTAATAAATTTCCTGTTTTAATTTTATCTATTTCCCAATGATTTCTTTTACAAAAATTATAAAAGTCTTCCATTCTAAAATAAGTGAATTCTCTTTTGTCATCTGTGTAAGGAAGTTTATTAAAAATATCATCTAACTTTCTTGCTGATTGTCTATTCGTTGTCCAGTCTTGTAATAAAGAAGTTAATTCATTAATGGGATCTAAAGATTCTAAAGGCTCTACTTCTTGTAGGTTCTGCATTAAAGGTTTTAAAAATAATTCTTTCCAGTCTTTAGCCTTCGGCACCGGTATTACTAAATTAGCTTGATCTAAACATGCTAATGCAAATAAAGGGGAACTATAAAGTTGTTCTGTTTTTAATTCGATCCGCGTTTCACTGACATCTAAAAACCATTGCGGTGGACTAGACGTGTACTTCGTTAAGTTGCCCAGCATCGGCATTTGTTCTTCGCCATAACCAACACCGAATCGTTTAGTTCGACAGAGTCGTGATTGACAGACGGCGTTGATTGGCGCATCTTTACATCTATACTTGTCATAACCTTTTCTGTTAATTGATTTAATTAATTGCTGTACTTCATTATTACTTAAAGCAGGTTCCATATATTTAGAATTAGATTCTACAATTTTATCTTCCCAAGTATCCGGATGTGATTGTTTATAATAAACCGCTACATTAAATAATGCATTATTCCTAGACCCCTCACCAAAACCAATTGATGCCAATTTGTTTAAACAAGGGGGACCATTAGGAAAAGCTTCGTCTATTTTTTTCTCTTGGACTTTAATTTTCTCCATCTCTTGCCTTCCGCAAGCCAAAACATCATAGAGCTTATAAAATTCCTCAAGTGTACAACTGGAGCCATTATCGTTGATAGCATATCGTAGTCCTTTCGTGCCATTAAAGTAGGGTAAGTTTAAAAAATTACCTGTGTCCCCACGTTCCACAAGTATTTCGGTTTGTTTAGGAAAAATTTCTGACCCTTCATATCCTAAAGCTTTTGCAAATTGTTTGAGTTTTGATTGCATCAAAGATGCAGGAATATTTTCTTTAGTAAAAAGAAAAAGATGTGCGCCGCCTGATTTAGAACGACAAATGATTAAGGGGAAATTAAAAGATCGTATACTTTGAATGAGACTAAGGTGATTGAGATCATATTCATCAATATCAATGCACCCCCACCTACAATCATTATTCTCTGTAATAGGGATAATTCCCAATGCGGGACCTTTACCTTCAAGATGGTTTTTCCACAAATCGTCGGTAACATTTTTACGAACAATAAAAGCTTTGCCTTTTTGTTTGCCGTTGGCACCCCGTTCTCCGGGTTGATATTGTCCATATGCGATTGTGAGTCCACTAAATATTTTTTTGAATTTCTCCATATACATCTTTCTTCCTTCTATGTAAAGGGCCCTTTCGGGCCCTTTATAAATTTAATACGGTGCTGGCGTACTAGATTTTTCTTCTACATCTGCTTTTGTTTGCACGTTGCCCTTTGAAACATTTCCTTGAAAATCTTTTGCACTTAAATACAAAGATTTATCTTTTTGTTCCAGAACTCTGTCTTGTGTTACAACCCAACCATACCAAGAACCTTTATCGTTCTTTTGTAGTGTAGATGTTAGATTGTAAACAACCCCATGCATAGGTGGAATAGCAAATCCACCCTTCCCATCGTCAATTTGAACAGTTTTCATCATTGAATTCCATTTTTTACTGACGTTTAGTTGAGTTGATTTCATTGTAATCAACGCAGGAGTATAAGCTCCTGTTTTTGTCTCAACTAATACATAATAAGAAGCCGTTTCTTCCAAGTAGTTACCATTAGGTAATCTAATTTTAGAACCTTCCCTCTTACCTGTTTTGATTACCGGACTTCCTGGTCGATGGACTGCCGCAGGCGCACCTGGACCTTCCCCTCGATCATTCCATTCCGGATAATCTTTCTTATAATAACAAGGAATAACCTTGATACCTTTTTTACCATCGAATAAATCGTTGGTAACCGTATTATAAATCATGCCAGGTCTGGCACCATCTATAAATTTTCCATCACCTTGAGTTACCTGAGGTGATAGTTGTCCTAAGATTCTGACAAAAGGTAACGCAAGATCCTCTTGCGTCATATTTTCAAAACCTTTGGATAGATCGTCACCAAATAAGGTGACTGATCCATTTGTTTTAGCTTTTATTTCATTAGCCATTACTCATCCTCCATTATTATTTCCGAGTTATTTTAGTTTTGTCTTTAATCCACGTACTAAAGACATCAGAAGGCATGTCGAGCCCGGACTCGACACGCTCCTTAAATAGGGCAGTTAATGTATTCCAAGGCACATCAGATTTCTGTTGTGGCTCAAACCCATTCTCCGCCGCAAGGTTCAGCAATTGCTTCGCCTTGTCATCTTCTCCACGACCAAAAGTTACAAAAATATTATTTTTAATAATATCCTCCAACTTATTGTCCCGAAGCCATTTATAGGCTGCCGCTCTTCGATCTTCATCTTTAGGAAGAGTGCACCTAAATTCTTTTTTAACTGACACCGCTGATCCATCAGCAAGTTTAAGCGATGTTAAACCTTGCTCTGCTAATATTTCAGGGATCACTTTGGATCCTATCTCATCAGCCTGTGCCTTTAAATCTTGTAAGTGCTTGTCTGTAGATTTAATCATGTCTTCTAAATCTTTTAACTTTTGACATTCATCGGCGAGGTTAGTCACATCTATATTATCTAGAAGATCTTTTGAATCTTCTACCATCATTTTTTTTACATCATCCGTCATTTCTTTCTCCTTTCTGATACATATCCACTTCTAATGGGTAGTATCGATATTCTCGTTTGTCCCATTTCAACATATTAAATTGTCCGTTGGTTACATCATTTACAATTGCTGTTGAGATTCCAATTATAACTGGATCTCCTACAGCAAGAAGATAATCTTCTTTAACAAAGTCTTGTAAATTTTTTCTCATCTTCTGCACATAAGGATGTGTAGATAAAATAGCTTGATCCCTATTGGGTAAGCATATTACAAGATAACCAAAATCAGACGCACTTAATATATTTATGTTAGGCGCTGGTTGTTGAATTAC